AGCGTCAACACCACTCTTATTATCCGCTTGACTCTTTGCAAAGCTTTTAAGTCCTTTGTTATATCCTTTTGCCCATGTCTCACCGGCTTTTGAACCGTTATCAATAGCAGCTTTTACAATGCCACCACCAGCAAAACTATTCACATAGCCAGAACCAACTTGTTTTGCTCCATCTTTAATTTTTCCCCAGTCACGACGAAAAATTCCATCAATGATTTTACCAAGTCCCAAGAACATATCAACTAGCCCTTTTACCGTATTCATTACAGAGTCCTTTAGGAAGTTAGCAAACAATTTAAATGAATCCCAAAGTCCCAGAACAATACCCCTGAACCATGCAAACTTATTCCATGCAATGACAATCATCGCAATCAAAGCAGCAATACCAATGACGACTAATCCCACAGGATTAAGAGCCATTGTACCATTTAGAATGGCTTGAGCAATTGTCCAAAGCTTTATGCCCCAAGTTATCAATTTAAACGCTGCATATGCACCCAGAGCGACGGCTGTTAGCTGTAATAGCATGTTAGCATTACGAGCTATCCAGTCAACCATCGGCATCAAGAAATTCATCAGGCTATTGGCATAAGGCAAAAGCTTTAATCCAATTTCAGCCCCCGTTTGCTTGAGTGTTCCCACCATCGTAGAAAACTTACCTGAAGTCGTTTGGCTCATTTTATCCATCATACCAAAGAAAAGCCCGCCTTTACTTGTAGCATGTTGAAAAGCAGTTTCAACCATTGATGATGAAATTTTGCCTTTCTCCATCTCCTTACGAAGCGTTCCCATGCTTTTCCCTGTCATTTTTACAAGTTCCTGCAATGGATTGAAACCGGCATTTATCATTTGCAATAAGTCTTGTCCTTGTAGCTTGCCGGCACTGGACATTTGAGCATAAGCCAATGTCAACGATTGCATTTTATTGGTATCTCCCATACCAATATCACCAAGCATTTTCAGGGTTGGCAAAATCTTTTCTGCTGAAGTACCAAACGAAAGCAATAACTTAGCTTGGTCAATCAATGGCTTGTTTTCGTAAGGCGTATCATTGGCAAACTTATTTAATCCAGCCAACATGATTTGAGCCTTTTGAGCACTCCCCAACAATACATCAAAACTGATTTTAGATTGCTCCAAATCAGACCCCATTTTTACAATGGTTTTTATACCTTCAAAAACTGCAAGCGTACCTACAATCTTCTTTATTCCATTCGCTAAATCATTAGTTTGATTGTTCGATTCGCGAACTTTATTGATATAATTTTCCCATGATTTAGAAGCACGACTGACACTTTTTTCAGCATTAACCATCGCCTTTTCGGTTGACTTACCTACACCATCTACGCTTTTCGATACATTTTCAGCAGCTTTCGAAGCATTCTTCAAAACACCGCTCAATAAATCGCGCGCTCGTAATATGTATTCAACACCTGGTCCCATTATTGCTTATTTGCTTCAGCTTCTCGTTTTCGTACTATGTAAAGGTGAGCAACCTTCATCGCCCATTGTTCATCTGTAAGGTGCGAGACATCATAGCCTAGGTAATATTCTAATTGGGTCGACATTAAGCCGACCCAATCATTATCACCCCACTGTTCAGCCTCGCTTAAAAGTTTTTTAGCTCAGTCTCCTTGAACTCTATCAATTCTCCGGCTTTTACACAGGCATTGAACCAAAGCGTTTCATCTTTTTTAATTTCTTCACTACCACCAATCCAGCAGTTATTCAATACAGCTTCACCGGTTTTCATCAGTTTGCCCATATTCATTTCAATATCGCTAGCATCGTTTTCACCTTTCGACATTTTGAACGACATCTGACTGAGTGCGTAACTGGTAGTATTCCGATCTATTTTACGGACATAAGCAATATGCCCATCTACAATCACACCGTGTACTTTGCCATATTTGACTTTCCACTGTTCAATTTGTTCTGGCGTAACTTCGCCTACAAGGGTTATTTCTTTTTTCATGATTAAGCTGTGTATGTTGTATTATATCTGATTTTTTTGACAAATGTAGGAACTGTAATTTCCATAAATTTAGCACCTTGTTCCATTGCTTTTTCAATATCCGTAAATTGAATACCTTCACAAACATCAGTAATAATTCTCCCAGTACTATTTTGTGGAATGTATGAGTGAACAATTGTGAATGGCGGAATTTTGAAAGGGTCACCACCACCGGAAACAATAATTGACTCCAATTCATTTTGAAGCAATTTTATTTCATTGCTGTATTTCTTATTTCCGTAACCAACATCTACAGGCTCATCACCTTCAGCGTAAATCGGTTCAATTTCACGCTCAGTTTTATACTTATAACCACGAATACCGGTTACAAACCGCCCGCCCATATAACAGCGGTATTCTGACCAACTATATGCCATAATTCTTTTATTTATTATTGATTTACAAAACTCAATACCACCTCAATTGGATTCAAATAACCCTTAGGAGTAATGTTCAGATATATTTTTTGAGCAGCACCGGAAAGGATATCAATAGTAGTATCAATTTGCGCGGTGAATTTCGATATTTCACCGGCCATTGAACCGTTCACCTGTGTTTCAATTTTTTGTTTCAGATAAGCAGCTACAGCAGTGTTCAGTGTCCCGTCATCGTTTACTTCCACATCATCGTCAAGCTCTTCCACATAAGTATTATAAGTTATCTTCAACGCTTTGTCAATAGTTCGAATACGTGCGATTATATTCAGATCATCTGTCAGCGAAGTGGCTGTGAAGTCTCCATTAAAAAAGTAACCTGACTTATTGGGGAACTGACGGAAGATGATATAACCCTTGTCGTGAATTGTACCCAAATCTTCACGCTCTTTTATAGCAACACCATCGCTCAAGTAAGCGGTGGTAATTGGTAATGACCCATTTTTCACCCGCGATATTTTGCGCTGTACTGGCAATGCAGCAATTTGGCCTAATATCAATCCAATGGAAGCAGAACCGTCAGGAAGCGTTGAACACAAACCAACCGAAGTGCGATATTTTGTTTCGGTATGTAAATTGCGAAGCGAATTTACATCAGTCACTTTACGACCTTCAATAATCAAAACAAATGGCATAATCTTGGCCAGATATGCTTCAGCTAAAGTTTGCCCTTTAATCATGGCTGTATAAACTTCGCCATCAAGTCCATCAACGGTCAAACCACTATCAGTGGCAACTGCTGTACCTACAGCCATAATTTCACCGTTAGCCTTGTTCAGCATAATTTTGGCCGGACAGATGTCCAGTTCAGAATCAACTGTTTCAGATAATTTAGTGGTTGTTGCAACTACAATAATCCAAAGTTTTGCCCCTGTAGGAGCTACGGAGTAGAATTCTGAAATATGACGATAAGCAGCTTTATTCGAACCGGTAGAATCAATGCCCAGGGCTTTTGCTCCATCAGTGCTGTAAATGGCATAAGGAGTATTCAAAACCAGTTTATTTGCAACAGCAACACCAGGAAGAATAAAACCGACTGTGTTATCGTTTGTTTCGGCTACTAAGCCCAGTCCGTCACGAACAAGGCTTATACTTACATTAGGTAATCCTGACATGGTTTACAAATTATAGTGTTCAGCACTTTTTTTTACTTTCTTCGCATTGTCATCGGCGAACTCTTTTTTAGTAAACCAATAACCAAGAACAGGACAACGCCAAATTTCTTTCACCTCCTGCTTTTTCATGATTGCTTCAGCTTCAGCAGTAAATTCTGTATCCACTTTTTCTTCCACAGTTTCAAGCTCTGTGGTCTCATTAGATTCAGTTCCAGTAGTAGCCGGTTCTGTTATAGTAGCTTCGGTTGTTTCTACAGGTTTACTTGCTTCAACTATTTTTTCCAGGATAGTACTTTCACCCGGTTTAGTTTCTTCTGTTGTACTTTCACTCGGCTTAGTTTCTTCGACTGTAGCTTCAGGAGAAACTATTTCGTTTGAAGTTGTTTCGGTAGTTGTTTCCACATTTGTGGTTTCTTCAACTGGTTTTTCTTCAGTTTTTGCCATACTATTTAATTTTATTAAAGCGTTTCAAAATTCTATATGTAATGAATGATAAAAGACCAATCAAGCCAACTATAGCAATATATACCCAACCGGATGTTTTTACCTTTTCAGTTCGTTTTGAGGCTTCTTTCATAGTTGTTTGCGACTTGCCTTTATTCTGTTGTGACACATTCGCTTTTAACTTCGATTTGTCCTCATTGATAGCATTTGTTGCTGCATCACTTTTTGAGCCTAAATTTGCAGCTAAATTTTTATTTTCACCACGTTTGATACTTCGTTTCGTAGTGGTGGTTTCAGTTGGATATTGCTTACCAGTGCTGTCCGGTGGTGATAATTTTGTACTCGTACTTGTTTCTTCAACAGTTTCGGAAGTAATTCCTTTGTCAGTAGATGATGAACTTGTCGAAGTATTGATAACTGAGCTTATCGAAGTTTTTACATCCAGTTTTGTATCGTTTGAAGTACTTACCGTTGAGGTTGCCGAAGTATTGTTTTTTACTTCAGAACTATTGGTTTGTTTAAGCGTTTTACAGCCCGAATAAACGAAAGTTGAAACGAATACAACACAAAGAAGTATGATACGCTCAACCAATGCTTTGTTTAAATTTTTAGTTCTCATTTTTCTTTGGTTTTATATTTGACAATAAGTTTGTCCAACCGCCATGAATGGCTTCGATTATAGCCGTTTTTTCTTTTCCTTTGAGCACCGATACATTCTCTAGGATGGAAGTCACATATTCAACCAGGAATCCTGTCAGGCAAGCCACGAATACAAAGCTAAAGAAGCTATAAGCTGCTAAATCAATAAGGTTCTTTGAGTCCTGAAATTCACGTTTAAAAGCATGAATAATGTAAAGTATAGCCAGCCAGATAAGTATTTTTATCACGCAACGCGAGAACCGAAAGGACTCAAAACCTATTCCTTTCCGCTTAGATGCTCTAATCCCAGTTACCACTTCAATTACTATTGCTGCAAACATGGCAATGGCCAAAGCCGGCGTAACGCCAAATAGGTAATTGACCAATCCAGAAAGAACTGAAAGCGTCAGTACTGCACTATGCAACTGGTATTTGCAACTTGGAAATATAGACAACACAAATTCTTCAAATGAATTCCAGTCGTATACTGCAAGAAACTTAACAAAATAATTCTTCATAATTCAAAAACTCTAGTTGACCAACCTTTGTAATATTTCCACTGAGTCGGTTTTCGTTTACAAATCTTGTAGTACTTGAGCAATCTATCATACTTGTAAAGCTGAATAAATTGCAGTTTTGTCATTGCTGGGCGTTGGTTCAATTTTGCAATCGAATCACTCAATAATATGATTTTAGCGTTCAACACACCAACTGTATCCTTTTTTATAGCCGGTTGTGATAAACAAAACGCCGAGATAAAAAGGAACAAAGGCACTAACTTTTTCATATCATTGAGCTTAATTTTGTAACTAACTCAGGAGTTATAATTCCTGTCTGAGCCATTGTGACGATCGATTGCGCACGTTTGATAGCAGGTTTGATTCCTTCATTTACGGCA